ATCATTAAGTATTCAGCCACAAGCTTAGCTTCTGGCAAGTCTATCTTCTCAAGCACAGCCTCATCCACAATGACATTGCCTTTGTCTGTCTTCTTTGTAAAGACAACACCAAGCCCTGCCAATCGCTCAGCAATTTGCTGCCTACTTCCGGGATTAAAAACGGTAATCTTGTCCTTTAGTTGCTTGCCTGTCTTCTCTGAGATACGCTGCTCCACGATAGGAGGAAACACCTTCTGCATACTCTCCTCAATATCGGACATGCGTCCACTCAGTGTTGCATTCAACACCATAGCTTTCTCCATGTCTAGCATGAAGCCATTGTCTTCCATACCACGGCAGATGATTGCAACATCATGCTCAAGCTGAATGCTTTGTGTAGAGAATCCTTCCTTTGCCATTGCTTTAGTTAGATGGTTGTACAGATCTTCAAGCAGCAATACATCTTGCTCACAGTAGATAGCCATGCTCTCAGTGTAGCCACCATCAAATGCAGTGTAGCCAATCTTGTGATTGCCTAAGCGATATCCCCATGCCTCTAGGCTATGTGGACTAGGGGCTTTGCCCTGCTCAGGAATAACAATGTCAATGTCAGGCTTGTACAGACGAGACATCACCAGTGTATCCACTAGCTTGTTGTCAGGAATGACAACACCCCATACCTTATTTAGTATGGGTGCATCAAACCCGATGATGTTGTGGCCTACCACTTGCTCACCATCTAAATATTCTTGCAAGGTGTCGGCTTCTCGCCAGTGCCTTACTTCACCAGTAGTGTTGTGCTTAGTAACACACAACCAAATGGTGTCATGTTTCAGGTTTGTTTCTATGTCTAAGAAGATCATTGCCCTTGTCCTTATCATTTTGTCGGAGATTGTTTACATCTACCGACTGTTTGTAATCTTCTACTGAGTCTTTGCCAAAGATGGCATTCCATCTAGTAGCCCATTCTTCATCAGCTATTGACTTGGGACGCTGAGTATGTCCCTTTCCTCCATCACTCATCGATATAACTCCACACTATTACAGGTGTGTCCTTTCCTATGTAAGCATTCTCAATATTAAAGTCGATGTATTCAATGGCATCCTCACCAGACATACCATCTCTGTCAATCAATGTCTCAACCATCTTCTCAACATCGTAGACCAATACATCAACACGCTCATTACCATTCCATACAGAAGCTGTACCTACAATGGCACTATCAAACCCATCCCACTTCTTCATAGCATAAGTCCTTCCATTGCAGCATCAATCTCGAACATTCTGCCAGTGTCTTTGTTATAAAGCAAGCTGCAAGCAGGACCAGTCTGTCCACTGTATCGGTTCTTCAACACCCTCACCTTGGTGGTGTTACGCTCAACAGGATCATCAGCCTGACCATTCCTCTCTAGCGATATCACCATGTCACTAAGCTGTGCAATGGCAGCACTGCCTCGAAGCTGAGCTAGGCTAGTGGTTGCACCTTCCTCATGTCCCTTATCTGATGGACGCTTGAGGTGGCTAACAATGATGAGAGCAATGCTAGTTTCCTGCACAAGCATGCGAAGCTTGGTCATGATTTCGTCAATGGCCTTACGCTCATCACCATTGTCCTGACTAGACACAATGATGGACAGGTGATCTAGGAATACATACTTACATCCCAATCCCTTAGCCATATACTTGACACGATTGACAATGTTCTCAATGGCTGTCGATCCAAAGTGATCGAAGAAGTAGAGGCGACCAGTGCCTAGTGTCTTGTCGAATGCGTCCTTTCGTACAGCTTCTGTCACTTCAGATGTAGGCAGGTGCATAGGTACATCAGCAGCAAGGCTCATCATTGACAGGCTAGTCTTACGCACACTCTCTTCCAAGAACATCAAGCCAATGTTGTCGTTGCTGTTCTGTAACAGATGCCAAACAATTTCCCTCAGTGTCTGGCTCTTACCTAGTCCACTACCTGCTGTGAATGTAACCAGTTCACCTGCTCTGATGCCATAGGTAATGTCGTTGAGTCCCTTCCAAGGGTAGAAACAATCTGCTGCTTCCATTGGTGTAGACACAAGCTCCCACAACCCAGTGCCACTAACAATACCATCAGGCACGAATGGCTCTGCTGCCCACCACCTAGCTACGAATGCAGCTTCTTTGTTATCTGACAGCCACTCGCATGCATCCTTGTATGCAGGGTCTGGTTTAAATATCTTGCACTTACTACCAAACAATTCAGCAACTTCCTTCGCTGCCTTCTGCCCTGCCTCATCACCATCAAAGCACAGCACAATGTTTTCAAAGCTGTTGATGTATTCGTAGTTTGCTTTCGCATCCTTCAATGCACTACCTGCACCTGTGCGAATAGATACCACAGGATACTTACTGCCTGTCAATTGGTATGCTGCCAATGCATCAAACTCACCTTCAGTGATGGTGAGATACTTGCCATTGGATGGGTATAGGTTCTGTCCAAACAGAGTACCCTTACTCCACCCACCCACTGTCGTAAACTTCTTGTCCTTCACTTCCCTACGCTTAGCTGCAACAAGCTGTGAGTTGCTATCGTAATAGGGAAAGAAGTAATGGCCTTCGCTACGAACTACGCCATAGCGTTCCATTGTTGCTTTGCTGATGCGTCTATCAGACACACTAACACTGTGTCCTTCGTTGTAGCTTTTAATAAAGCTGCTTGTATCTTTTGTATCACCGTCTACATCAATCACTTCAAGTCTTTCGTTGTTCGTTGAGGGAATGTATGTGTCACATACAAAACATTTGGTGGACATGTCTTCATTGATGGACAAACCATCACTACTGCCACATGTCTCACAAGGTTGATGGGTTTTTAGGAATGTCATAGCCCTTGTAAATTATTTTGTTGGTCTTTAACACTGTGTCGTATGCTTGAAACAGCTTCGTCATTCTAGCATCGTGTAGGCTGTGCAGTCCAATTAATAAATTGGCAAGCTCATCTTCATCAGGCTGCTTCTCTCTGTCCATCAACACCCACAAGATGGAATTGATGTCCTCCTTAGTTATCCAAGCAGCCATGATGAGGTCTTCTAGTTCATGTAGTTTCATACTACGCCCTTCATTTGTTCAGGTGTTAAACACTTCTGTCCTGTACTTTCCCAATGGTTGTACACACCACGATAGACAATACCTTCATGGCATTTAAAGTGGACAGGTTTATAATGCTCTTGTCTTGCTATGTCATAACCAACATGATAAGAACCAATACCAGCTATGAGTCCAACTATCCATAGGGATAGGTAGTGTTGTGTGTGGCTCATGTGTTCTTCTCCTTGAGTTTTGATTCGATGGCTCTCATCATTTCCATGTGGGCATACCTATCCCAAAGGTCTTGCATCTCCTCATCTGTCAGCCCAACCCATGTGCGCTGTAACTTTTCTTCAAAGTCTGCTCGGATGCCAGCAAGATTCATTTGCAGATTCATGTTTGATCTGATGATCTTTTCAACTTCTCCGTCTGTCATGTGTTTCGCTCCTTGAATTTGATAATCTTTTCAATATCAACAGCGGTAATTAGTTTCTGCTCTGGCTCATAGCTAAGCCCCAACTCTCTAGCATCTTCTGCCTTCTTATCCAGTGCATCATTAGCTAAGCATTTCTGTATTGCTACAATAGCTTTATCCATGTCTATTGCAACAAGCCATTCAGATCTGTATGGGTCAGGTGATAGAGCATCCAGTGCCATCTGCATCACCTCTCGTTCTTCGTCTGTCATTTTGCAGCCTCCATATACAAACCAACATTACCCAGTGCATAACCAATGAAGGCAATGCCTAGCCCAGTGTTACCCTTGAGCAGCAGATCCACTGCCACCACTGCATACACTACACCAACAATAGCAATAAGCCAAGCACTCATTTGATCACCTTAAATTCTAATAACACACGAACCAAAGCATTGACAAGTTCATCGTCTCTGTCCACAGCTTCTTTGAGTTCACAGTTGAGTAGCCATTCCAATTGTTCAATAACAATTGCCTCTTGTTCAAATTGAGTTAACTGCATAAGTTTCTCCTTAATAAGTTTAGCTTCCATACCCATCTTAGTGCAATAGCTTTTTATCCAAGCCTTGTCACTGTCTCTTTCATACACTTGCCTACACCTAGAACATCTGTACTTCATGTAAGACCCCTCATTTCCTGCGTCACTGTTGCACTACGCAAAGTGTTTTTGATGTATGGTGTTAGGCTCTGCGGGGTAGCATGGCCTGACACCGACATGATGTTAGTGATGGGTACACCCACCTCAATCATCTCTGTGATTGCTGTCCTTCGTAAGTCTTGTAACACTAGGTCACTAGGTAAAGCAGCCTCTGTCATGATTTGCTTAGCCACTCTAGACAGATTGAACAAGCTGTAAGGAACAAGACCACCCTTCCTATCAGGAACATTAGATGGTGCAATGTATTGCTGCCAACCAAACTCAGCATGTTGTTGTCTCAGCATGGTTAGTAAGCCTTGGCTTGTGGGGATAGTCACCCTAGACCTACGCTTGCTTTGTTCCAAGTGCAACACACCCTTCTCTAGATCTACCTGATCCCATCGCAGCTTACGC